GATATTGCGTGTGTTAGCGCGGTGCTTGACTCGGTTTGCCATGATGATTACTCCGTGGTGATGGTTGTGTGTGGCTTGTGATTCAGTAACCCAGGAACTCTAGCAGGGTCTGAGCGTGGCAGGCCTGCATTCTGGGCCAGTGTGTAAAGCCGAAGACATCACCATAAGCTTCAGCCCACGTTGTCTTGTGCATTTTGAGCAGACGTGTTGCCTCAGCGTAGGTCAGGTTACCGTGCTCGTCAGCATGGTCTAGGACGGATTGTTCGAAAGAATCGTAGGCGTAGGCCATCGGTCTTGTGTTTGGTGTGGTGTGTGTTGTGGCGGCCTTTGAGACAGCCGCCGGTGATTGTCAGGACAGGATCAGCAGAGTCCCCAGGATGACGCAAAGGACAATCAGGATAGACTGCCTTTGCTTAAGGTCTGCGATCTGCTCATCTTGTGTCGTGATCAGCTCCATCGAAGCGTCAATGATGTCGGCTTTTGTTGAGCTTGCTGTGATGTTCATTTGCCTGTGGTTGTGTCTGTTGTTTGTGTGTTGTCTGTGGCGGATCGTAGCACGTATGGCCGTGGATCCTGTCGGGGTTAGGTGGGCCAACCATTCGCGGTGACTCCTTTGCCCGATGAACACAAGGTAGGGCATCTGAGGTTTTGGGTCAAGCCATCGCAACAAACTGTAACATTCTCAACAAGGACGTCTTATTGAGAAGATCACAGATTCTATTCTCAATAACAAGGGCTACTTGAGAATGAGAATCGTTCTCACACACGCACAGGTTGAAACTAGTACACCTGTACCACCGAACCCCTGTCCAATCCTTGCGTACCTGCCTCTCAAGCAGAGACGCAACAGGGCCAGATCCCAGCTGCTGCAACGGTTCTCGGTTGGCCACACCCCGCTTGGACATGATTCTGGACACAACACCCACCCCCGGTAGTACATATGTACTGGCCGGACCCCCCTATGGGGGTAGTTGGGGCGCCGCACTAGGCGTAAGGACCTTGAAAATTTGTGTCAAAATTTATGGACCCCTCTACAAGCGCCTAGAAGGGCCCTCCGAAGAGCCGTAGGTGTGCTTACACCTGCGGGGAGTCGGAGGGGGCTTCACGGGCCTTCCAGGGGGCAGTCAGCCTCATCTCATCAAAGAAGCCATCACCAGATTCCGAATACACCGGAGGATCGACCCCACTAGGGGGAAGAGACAGCTCCTTTACTGACTGATCAATTTCCTCAGCAATCCTTCTAGTTAGCATCCGCTCCTGAACGGCAACCAACAGTCCAAGAATTAGGTGCCTGGCCCACTCCGGCCAACCACTGGTCACCTCATAGATGGACCTAAGTTCCGGGACAACAAGGTGGGGCGTCATCTTCAAACCTCATTGGAGCGGGAACGTAGCCCTTTGAAAAGAGAACTTTCTGTGCTTCCTGGTAGTAGGGGCTATCCTTTGGAGCCACGGCAATGATCTTACGAGCCTGGTCAACTGAAAGGTCAATCATGATTGGATTCCTGAATAACGTTGAAGATGCTAGGGACTTCTTTACAAAGAATGCTGGCAATGCCTTCCGCAATCTGTCGATGCTCCAGCTGCGTTTCACAGCTCCGTCTTACGGAAAGGTAGTGGAGCCAACTCCTCAGGGTGCCTGACATATAAAGCCGGGTGGGGCTGTTGATGATAAGAACCTTTCGGGCACACTCCTTTGCCACACCCAACTCCAGCAGCCGCTGATACGCAAGCGTTGATTGTTTAATCACGTTGGCACAGAGCTGGTCTGCCTCAGCAATGGTTTCCAGGTCTAGGTCATCGATGCTGTTCTGTCGGTTGGTCAGGTCCTGCCGTCTCCACACCGGAACCTCCAAAGGCTGATCCACGGCGGCATACCGCTGGGAAAACTCTTGGAAGGAAAAGCTACGGTGCCGAAGAATCTGTGCTGAGATGTCACGGGTGGTATTTATTTCCACACAGGCACTCGCCATCTCAAACGGACTCCAGTGCTTATGCTTGATGAGATACTTAAGCAGCCGTTCAGGGCTCTTGTTCTCTTCTTGGGACTTTGGGTTGGATACACGGGCACAGTAGGTAATGATGGACTCTGCGTCGGGTGTAATCCAGACCAGCCGTGTTGATGACATACGAAGGAGAGTGAGATGGATGGGTGAGTGAGGTGGAGGGTAGGTAAGTAGATAGAGGTAATAGTAGCTACTGCTAGGGGCTGCTGTAGCGTAGTAATAAAGTGAGCAACTATGGATCCACTTGTCTTTCCGAAGGTCCTTGACTCCCATCGCCCCCAAGAGGGGCTCCGGGACTCGGCGGCCTCGACAAGTCTAGCCATAGTCGTCCGACTCACGCAATTACGTTCCAGCAGACGGCTCCGCGTCAGTCCCCCCTGCGGGGGTCCTAACTTGGTCTTCGGGGCGCCCCTTTCGGGGCTTCCTCAGAGGTCTACCTTGTCCCTCCCCCTAACCCCCTCCCGTTTTAGGAAGTACCCTTTTAGGAAATCCACGAATAAACCGTTGTGTCTCCTTGGATTTCTGTGTCATTAAAGGAGCGGCCAGCGACTAACATGTCTGTGGCAAGGGTGGGCTGTTCGATGAACATGTTGAGCATGTTGTTCCACTCCTGACGCTTCTCTGAGATCAACGCCTCCCTAGAAGAGATGGCAAGGATGTCTTGAAAGTGCTTTACTCCAAGAGCAAGAGCGTCCACTCGGTCGTCGTGTTTGACGGCCCCCTTTTCCCGACACATCCTTGTCAGCTGATACATCAGCATTCGTGGTAGACGCTCTTCGGGGGCCATGTCGTTGTTGGACTGGTAGTCCCAGTTTACCAGGCGTTGGTCAATGACAAGGCGGTGCTGGTTAAGGACGGGTTCCAGTGTGTCAATGATTCGGTCTTCCTTTCTTGTGGTGGCTCGGCTTTCCTCAAAGGCCATGCCGATCTTCATTTCTTGGGCGTGCTTTTTGAGCAGCTCCATGATGGCACCATCACCGAAGTTGGATTCGATCAGACACGTCTTGGACCCGAACTGCTTTGATCGACGCAGGATCTCTCTAAGGGTCGTGTCGGAGTAGCCATCCTGGGTAGCATAAATATCTCGGATGTAAATAAAACCGTTGATCTGTGATAGGATCATGCTTACTGTTTCGTCCTTTCCTCGGCCTGAGGGGTCCACAGCCGTAATCGTATCGGTCCAAGAAACGAACTCACCAGTCGCTTTGGGTCGATGCCAACGGTCCCCAGGAAGGGCCACAGCAGGCAGATCCAATAGGGTTTCTTTGTCAGCCCCCCACACCAGATCCGACGGCCCACGAGTAGGGTCCAGGGAAAGAACGGAAAAGTCTGATAGCTTTAGAGGGAATTTAAGGGCATCCGAAAGGGACGTGTCAAGCATGAACTGAAGCATAAAATTGCTTCGGCTCATACTCTGTTCCCGTTCAAGAAGGTTAATCTCCGAGAAGCGGGTGTCTGTTGGCTGCCAAGACAGCTTGTCCAGTCCTTCCTCATCGATGTCCTTTTGAAGGTCCTCGGCAAGGATGTCTTCGTATCCGACCATCGACCTTGGATACCTAGCGGGCCACACAAAGGGTTTGTAGTTTCTTTCTCTCAAGGTACGGTAAACCGTAAAAGTGGTTTGAGGCGTGCCAAGGAAGACGATGCGGCTGTCTTCTTTAGGTGTAAGAACGGACTCACCCTCCGTCACCAACTGGAGCAGCTTTTCTCTCATCAGGTCAGTGGCAGAGTTACTTGGCACTTCCACGTCATCAAAGATGATCAGGTCAGCACGAGAGCCGGTAAGTTGTCCAGTGATGCCGACACTCTTTACAGAAGGGCTTTGTGCTGGTCTACAGCCGCGAACGTCAAAGGACACCCGGCTCCACCGTTGGTCGTCGTCCTGTGGGGTGAGGTGATTGAGCCAAGCAATTTCAATGAGACACTTCTGACAAAAGATTGTGAAGTCGTCTGCTCGTTGCTTACTTGCCGATACAACCATAATCTTTTTGTCGCGGTCCTTAAACAGGATCCACAGGGTAAAGGCAGCAGCAATCCACGACTTACCTAGTCCCCGAAATGCCTGGATCTGGAGACGCTTCGGACCATTCTGAAGGTACCTAGCAATGGCAATCTGTGCTCTTGTTGGACGAGGCAGGTCGAGCGACTTCCATACAAGAGTTAGGAACAATGGAAAACTGGCCTTCAGACGGTCCTCTAAGGCTGCCGTTTTATCGGTCATGATAGAATATACCAGAAAAGGTGTTGAGGGGCCTTGGAGAAGCTCCTAGACCCCTGTAAGGCTTATTTACGTTTACGGCTCTTGCCTGCCTTACTAAGAGCAATAGCAATCGCCTGTTTTTGAGGACGACCTTCCCTTACCATCTTGCTGATGTTTTTGGAAACGGTCTTCTTTGAAGATCCACGAGCTAGGGGCATGATCAACCACACTTCCAACGCTTAAGGGCAAGGGCTTTGCGGGTAGGCTTTCCGTTCTTTTTCATTGGTCCTGGATTGCCACTCATGCGAGCACAGAAGGACCGTTTGCGGGGACCACCCTGCGGCTGAGGGGCCTTTAAGTTAGACCCCGTAGCAGCATTGTATTTGGCTCGGCCTTTGGCGGTGAGGCCACCCTTGCGGGACTTTTCACCACGACCTAAAGAAAGGCTGACGCTCTTTTTGGCCACGATCACTCACCACGGAGTTTCGTGTTGTACTTCTTGCCGCGCCAGGTGAAGACGGACTTGCCGGCCTTACGAGCGGCAGCAAAGGACGAGTCGAAGCTCGATGCACCACCGCCGGAAGACGCCTTGCGGGGCCCAACAACGGGACTGCCCTTAATGGCGGCTGCCCTTTTAACGGCTGCTTCACGGGCACCCTTGAAGGCAGAGGTAGAGCCCTTGGCAGCAGCCTGTGAGCGACGCCGACGTGCTTCATCGCGGCTATTCACACCGGGAAGAGCGTCATCCAATTTACGAGCAGCAGGCTTTAGGGCGCGTCCCAGGGCCTGTCCAGCCCTTGTAGCCAGAGGGCTCAGAGCAGCACCAGCGGCCGCACCAGCAATCGCAGAAGCCGGACCACGAGCAAAGCGTGCGCGAGAAAGGGCACCACTCATCCGACCCATGGCCTGCTTGGCACCACGAGCGGCCTGCGCTGCCTTACGGATCTCTTGACCACGCTGAGCAGCAGCACGCACCTGACCGGAATCACCGATGGTACGCATCTGTTGGGCACCCTGACGGACAAGGTTCTGACCAGCACGGGCAGAGTTGGGAAGGGTAACGGCCTTGCCCTTTGTGGCTACGGGCTTGCCTTGTGCCTGACGGCGTGCCTGAACAGCCTTGGCGCGGATCTGACGCATGGCAGGGCTGCTGCCGTTTGTGATGGCGCGAGGCTGCATGCCAGAAGGCTTAGAAGGAGTGGCTGCCGGAGCAGGCTTTGAGCTAATGCCTTTGGTGCCACTCAGTTGGGGACCGCCCTTGGCGATCTTTTGCATCTGAAGTTTGCGTTGCTGTTGGGTCCGCATCGTCGGACCTTTTTTCTTTGGTGCCATTTTAATCAGTTCCCCTATGAATGTGTCAATCTCAGACGCGACGAACGCGCCCAGTCTTGTCTCCGCTGTTGGAGCTGGGAACACGATCGGCCTTACGGACGGCACGCATTGCCGTATTGCAAGCACCAACGGTAGCATTCAGGGCCACGGTGGTTGCCTTAGAGGAGTTGGTCTTATCGAGTTGATACTGATCCTCCCAACCAGGAGCGGAGGAAATGGAGCCGTAGGCGGAACCGCCAGCAGGAAGAGTTGCCATGATGATAAGTAGCGATGTTTGCTTAGTTAATCAGGTTGTGGTCCAAGACAGGACCTTAGAAAAGTTGGAGGCATCAAAGGACTCCTGCCCAATCCACCAACTTAACCAATGATTAGAGCCCTTCGATTGGTTACAGTTGATGCAGGCGGGCACGACATTGTGAGTGGTGTCGTGGCCTCCATGAGCCTTTGGATGGACATGATCGAGCGTCAAGTTCTCAGACGAGCCACAATAAACACATTGGTTGTTCCAGTGTTCTTTGATGGCGGTCCTCCACATGCGCTTTGCTTCGGCTGCGGTCATGGCCTTTAGGAAGTAGAGGTATTCAGAAGGATCTTTGAGAGGCATGAGGCCTACTACGGTGGTTTACTTCTTCTTGGGGAACCCTGCTTTCATCGCACTGTATGCCTTTGGAGACACCGTGCTTTTGCTTTTTGGACGACTGGTTCCGGCCTTGCGACGCTTGTTGATGTTAGCGTAGAGACCAGGGGGCTTGGCGTTTCCTTTGTTCATTTTCGTGTGCTCTTGCCGTTGTGGCCGTTACGGGCTCGGTTTTTGGATGGCGATTCAAGAACCATACGGCCATCTTTGGTGTGAGAAAGGTCGTGGCCGCCCTTTCCGGCAATGCCACGTCGTCTCCGTTCGGTCCACCGCTCTTCCGAAGCATTCTTAACGGTGGGTTTTTTGTTAAGTTTGCGCTGATAGGCAGCCTTTTTGGCAGCTGCCTTTGGATTTTCAGCGTAGTATTGGGCGGATTTACTCTTTTTTGGCGCCATCGTTGATAAATACAAAGGTTTCTAGGCGCTCCAAGCGTTGATTGGCGGCATCTGCTCGATTAACAAGCACATCAACAGACTTGGCAATGTTGTGGAGGGTCAAAATGTGCCAACTGAACAGCCCAAGGGCCGCAGCAGCAATGAGGTTACGGATGGTTTCTTGGTTGTGGTCCTCATCTGATGGCCTGTTCGACATCCTCCATCTCCAATTCAAGTGATTCAAACAGCATCGAAAGGGGGCTGCCCGTTACAGCAAGCCCCGTGATGTTATTCTTTGACAACCAGTCGGCAGCGGCCTTAAGATCCTGGGTGGTAGCAGTTCCACTCTTGATTCTGGAGATCAGCTCGTCCGTAACAAGTTGGTGGAGTTCGTTAAATTGCTCTTCGGTTGCACGAGCGGCCATAAGACGAGTCCCTCATCAGTTAGACCAGGGAAGCCCGGAGGCCTTTGTAGGTTGACGCTGCTCGTCCAGCTGGGCTTGAAGGGCGGACTCAATGTCGGCAACCTTTTCTTCGCCGAATTTTTCCTTGACCCAGCCGATGACGATCTCTTCGGTTAGGTCAGCAAAGGGAATCAGGTCATCCTCGGGGCGCTCGAAGCCAAGACTGCCGTAGGCCCCTGCGGTGTAGGTGCCATCGTTGGCGTCGACGGTGTAGTGAGCAGTGAAGACGTAGCCGTCAGCGGTCTCGCGCTCCAGTTGGGCGATGTGCCAGGTGAAAACGGTGGTGGACATGGTTAGTGGGTGTGTTGGTTAGTAGAGAGTAGGGCTTCTGTGCCTCAGCAAGCCATCAGCACGCAGGGCACGCAGTAGCTGCCATCGTCGTAGGTGCAGGTGACGTGATTGGATGTCACCTTGGCAATGGTCTTGCTGCGAACAATGTCATCGTCCTGAGGCTTGGCGGTGCCATCACCGGCGGATATTAGCAGTTGCCCACGATGCACTGGGATGCCTGCTGAAATGCGGATGATCATGTCGCCAGTCATTGCGACAAAGAAGTCCAGCGGACCGTCGTCAGAGGGCGAGGTGGAGACAAACACTCCAGCAACGTTTGGATCGCCTTCAACATCGCTCACCTTGGTTTTGTTGAGTTGTTCATTATCCTCATCGCCCCACTCGCACATCTCGTCCAAGTTGGACATGACAGTGCCCTTCAGCAGACCAGACGGGTTTTCGTCATTTGGAAGCTGAGACCAGCGAGCAAGGTGGCCGCCACCATAAGTGACGGTACTGCCGGAAACAGAAATAGAGCCCTCTAGTGTGGCGGCTTGATAAAAGTCAACCAGGGCGCCATCTGAGGACTGTCTATTTATGAGCAGTACCCTAGCCGTAGTTTCTGTTGATTCATTAACAATACTCAAATATCCGTCATTGCCCGATGATCCAAAAAAGCTCGCTACGCCCTTTGATGTATTATTTGCCGATGTTTTCGCTAGAAGAATATCACCGGTGCTACTAATCCTCATCCTCTCCGTCGGAGAAGACGCCCCATCGGCCGTAGTGGAGAACACTAGGCGAGTTGGCATGTCGTTAGCGCCGGGGGTGCCGTCTACAAAAGCCTCTATTGAGGCTCCAGAGACAAACTCAGTCCCATCACTTCCTTGGAATCCAATCGAACCTAAATAATCATTGACTTGAACAACGGTGTTTGAGCCTATCGTTGCTCCGCGAGATTTAGCAAACTGAATTGATGAGCTATAAATGTCACTAGAATTGCAGATTAATGCTTG